AGTTGTAAATCAGAGAAGCTCTATACTTTGGCAGATCCAGCTCGTCTGCAACCCGGATGCCCTGGCGGCGATTCTTTGTATATTTTGTGTATTTTTTCCGGATATCTTTTAACATTTCATCGGACAACGAATGAATTCTGAAGGAGAAATACTTTCGTTCATTACGGATGATATCGATCTTCTTAATATCATTTGCTGCATTATCAGCTGCTGCCAACAATCCTTCCAGATAATCCTCTTCATTTTTAATAATCATGTCTTCCTTCTCTTCCTCGGTTAATTCCGGATCCATAAAGTCTTTATTTGCCATTTCTTTTCCTCCTGTTAAAAACGAGGGGCTGATGTCCAGCCCCTCTTAATAGAAATCAGATTGTCAGTTTGCTCTTATTCTCAACCTTGCCATTGCAGTGCAGGGCAAAAGATCTTTTCAGCACATCGCCTGTAGCTACGTTCTGGATATCGCTGTCTCCGGAAAGGATACACTCTCTGTAGGTCACACGTTCCTGTGATCCATTTCTTCCTTCGATAACTCCTGTAAACATCAGAACAGGAGATTCTCCGTTTGCAATAGCATTGATAACCGCATTAAACAGCTCACCATCAAGAACTACGATTTCGGAAATGTTTACGGTAACGCCCACAGTTCCGTTGACCTCAAGCTCTCTGTTCTGGCCAAGAGGTGCGTATTTGTAGTTGTTAAAGGAACCTTTTGTAGTAAAACTTTCAACCTGTGCAAATGGTTTTCCAGCAGAGTTATAAAGCATCGCATCTTTGCCAGATCTGCTGTGTCTGGCATCGGTAGCTGCACTCTTATTCAGCATTATTTATTCCCCCTTTTCTTATTCACCAGATGCAGCAACAATAGTGCTGAACTGGAAGTAGTAATTCAGATAGATGTGCTCTGCAGAATCCAGATCGATCACTTCGATGTCAAACCCACAGGTGTCTCCATCGGTAGTAACAGTTGTAGATTCAGTTACATTGCCGTACTGGATCTTTCCTTCTGCCTCCATGGCATTGCAGATACCCTGGATAGCTGCCATGATAGTGGCTCTTCCGTTTGTATCGTTATCAACCTTTCCAACCAGTGCGTCAGCTGCTGCATTTGCTCTGTTCAGAAGTTCATAACGAGTTTTGGTTCTACGGATTTTCTTCCATCCGCTGTCGTGGTTGGCATCCGGATGAACCAAGGTATTAACACCATTGTCAATCCATACAGCCCCATCAGAAGCCGTAGAGAGGACCAGGCAGCCTTTTTCTTCAGCTACTTCCATCTCTGTATTTGTAAGGATTTCATTCAGAACGCTATATCTGCTAAGAGTTGCGTGTGTCACGGACTGGTTCGCAGGAGTCGCAGCTACGATACCCGCGATATACGCAGCCACCTGATATCCTTTCAGCTCTTCATTGCCGGCATTAGCATTTGCATTCAGCGGTGCAATTACGTTTTCAGTATCGAAACTGGAGATTGATGTCATTCTGTCTTCCAGTGAAGAGGAAGGTTTTGGGGCAACGATTGCCATTGCGAAAGAGCCTGCCAGATAAATTCTGTCAAGCCATGCTGCTACCAATGCATGGACAGCGGCATCTTCTGTATCAACACAAATGGTATTGATGTAGTATTTTTCCACTTCTTTTAATCCGACACTGTAGTCTGCGGTTGTCACTGTCGGCTCTGCGCCATCTGTGAAAGCGGACTGGCTAACCGCCGTAACAGTTCCTGATGCATCAGTAATATCGACTACAAAGTTCTTTGAGGAAGCGAATGCTTCTTTCAATGCAGTAGCCTCTTCTGTTCCTGCTGCAAATGTTACTTTTTCGAACTCAGAGCCATCCAGATATACGATGCACTCTTTCTTTGAGGAATCGCCAAGCTTCTCTCTGATTGTTGCTGTGAATTTTGCACCACTTGGGTATTTTGTTGAGAGCTTTGCCTTTCCAGTTGCACAAGCAAGAGAGGCACTGCCAACTGTACCGCCGTTTCCTATTCTAACAGCGATAAGTTTGTCAGCGCCTCCAAAGAACGTTTCTCTTAATGCATCTGTGGTGCCGCCGGTGCCAAAGGTTTTTTCATATCCTTCAGATGCCGGAAGAACTGTAGCTTTTCCAAGTGGCCCAATCGAAGACCTGAAAAGCACTGCTACAATACCATCAATTGCTCCAAAGTTTGTTTCATCCCCTCTTTTCTGCACATTGAAGTATGCACCGGAACGGATTTTGTTTTCTCCAAGAGAAAAATAACCTGCCATTTATTTGACCTCCTTTTTCATGAATCTATCGATGATCTGTTTCGCTTCCGCAACAGTCATTCCTGTTTTTTTACAACCCTTAAAGGCTGCTACTGCACATTCGTGAGGAACTCCAAATACTTTTGCGCTTGCATTTTCAAGTTCCTGGATGGTGTACTTGTCAGCGGACGGCTGTACTGTTTGTGTCGCAGCCGGTGTCTTCTTGATATCTTTTTCTGCCATTACTTACTCCTTTCATGTAAGATCGTTGATTGTTACGCCTGATATACCAGGCTGCTTAAATGCGTCTTTTAAGCACGCATAATACCCTGTCAGAGACATCTGCCCCTCTCTAAGGTAATCAGCATTGTTGTTCATTTTCAGAGCTTTCACGACCATTGGGGAATCATCAAGCATGATGATCTCTTCATCCTTCGCTAAGCTCTGGTGAAGTGCGGCCATCATCTTCAACCGCAATGACGGTTTCGGGCACAGGAGATGCACTGAAATAACTGCATTGAACCACGACAGGCTACTCCTGCAATGCCCATCTGTGCTGTCAATTGATTTCAGTCCAGAATAGAAAACAGGAGTATCTGCCGGAATGGTGTATTCTGATAACTCATCAATTCCAAAAACTATGCATTCTGGGAAAAGATTCTTAATATACCTGTTCAACGCCATAACAGGATCTGGATCCGTAGTTTCCTGTGCGGGGTATTCCAGAATATCGAACACAATTTCTTTGCACAGCACTGCGTTTCCTTCCAGGATGTAAGGTTCGCTTCTGGCCCATGCAAAGCACATAGGCGCCTCCCCTTCTGGTTTCATCACCACGTCCTGAAGACAATTCCTGATAGTAACTTCCATCTTCTCTACTTCAAGCGAATCCATGATGTCGTACAATGCGACAGTAAGCTGGCCAGATGAAGACCGCTTTGTATCCACCTGTTTGTTGAAGACATAAGAAATCCTCGGATACTGGCTTTTCCCATTCCATCCCTCCTGCTGATCAGGAGGAAACTCTGTGTTAAAGATGGCCGGCTTATCTGCGTACTTGGCCAGAGTTCCGTTCAGAATGTTGTCCTGAGATAACCTTCTATACAGCAACTGATTCAGATCCATCTTCTACACTCCCTTCATACACGTTCACCGTTTCCATTCCGTCAGAAGAATATCTGATAGTCCACAGTCCTTTTTCAATAGCCTCGGCCTGAATCACGAAATGATTCTGGATATTCTGTGTTTCTGGAAGGAATAAAACTGTGATGGTGTCAACAGTCGCTTCTGTCACTATTCCAGACTGCGCTTTATCCCAGGTTTTATTTTTTGCCGAGATAAGAGATCCTCTTCCGATTTCAGCAAGATTTATAACTTTCTTTGTTTCTTTAGTCAGTAACATTTACCCTCCTAACTCCGAGAACAATGCCAGAATCTCCGGCATTGCAGTTTCTTTGATTTTTTCAACATAAGGACGGGGTGCCATTTTGCTTGTTCCATGTTCCAGGTATCCCGAGTAGTGCATTCCAGATTGGATTCCGAATATGCCATTTCCTCCACCGCCAGAACTGTACATATTCCAGTTTCTTCTCAGATTTCCACTCCTTACACCAGGTGGACTTCCGGGAGCTGAAGGACTTGGATTGGCCAATACCGTAAGAGCGGCGTTCCTGAGTTCATTGGCACCCTGCATCATCTTTGCATCAACCTGTCGTTTGGTTTGCTCTATGCGGTTCTTTACTTCTTCCTGTACAGCTGCCGCTGCTGCCTCCGGACTCATTTCAGATCATTCCTTTCTTCAAGATAGGCAATGCCGGCAAACCCAAGGTCTCCGGCATTATCAACAGCAAGAACTAAATATGCTTTTTCCTCATATGCAAGAATATCTGACTTTTTGAGATCACATCTTCCAGATACCACAAGGGTATGCGTCAGGGAATGCAGTTTCTGGTCCCATAGGTGTTTTGTCAGCTCCCTCTCATTCGAAGTCGCCTGTGCAAGAATTCCATCCACTATAGTTCCCATATCTTCATATGAGTTCTTTGCATATCCATCTACATTGTCCGCATGCATCTTC